CGCGCTCGGCTGTCCAAGTCAGACAGCATGTCCATCAGGCATGTTATCTGAGCAGCTATGCCGATCAGATTTGGAAACTCGCATGTGTTAGACCTATACATACCAGCCATCCTATGGATAAGGAGCTGAACACGATGGTCTATATAGGGGCGTAGGACCCCCATCATAGCTGTAGCCTCTCGACCTCCAGCTATGAGCTCTAGCCTACGCTGTTGCAGGTCAACCGTAGTCATGACCGTTTATCCTGACACCTACGGGTAGATAGAGACGAGAAGGTCCCTTCCGGGCCAGTTCCATCTCCTGCATTCGCTCTAGGATTAGGGCCTGGACCTCGATCATGGTCCACAGGGCCTTTTCCATAAAGGCTTGGCGGAGAAGGAGGTTCTCGGGAGCTAGTCGCTTGTTGTTCCTATAGAACCAAATGGCCAGGTCAGCAAGACGCCTCTCAAGCATCTTGTTGCCTGACCTGGTAGCAATGTTCTCGAGTTCCTCGAGGACGACTTCAGATCGAGATGACATCAGCGGTTCTTGGACAGGCTCGTGGCAGAGGGACTGTATTCAGGCATGGGAGATGGGCATCTAGCGATGACGTTGGTGGCATTCTTGCTGAGGTCCATACCAGAGTCCATCTGACCCCTCATGGTTCCACCCATTGTAGAACCACCATTGACATTCTTGTTGCATGATCCAGTGCTGTGCGGGCCGATCTGCTTCATGTTACTCTCTCCCACTTGTCTCGGACGACTTTAGCTCCGTGCTCGTATGATGTTATGATTGCGGTATACTCTGGTGTCGGCTCGCTATCTTGAAGACGATCAAACTCAAGAGATGCACACACATACACCCTGTACCGATGATAGTCGTGTGAAACGATATCAAGGATTACGCAATCCTTAAACAGGGCCTGGAATATAGTTACATTCCACATGAAATCTTCAGATACCTTCACCTTACCAATACGGTGCTTAAGGCTTTCGTCAATAGCCACGCTTCTTCCTCCCCTTGTGGGTGCCTTTGATAGTGCCTTTGTTCTGGCTCTTGTAGAAGACGTCCTCGCCCTTCTCTTTGCCGTATGTCTTCTGCATAGCAGCCTTGATCTTGCGGCCCTTCTTAGTAAGAGGCACGGTCTTCCTCCACCTGATGTTCTCCCACTGACCAACCTGCATAGGGATCAGTTTAGGTATCCTTGTCAAGCATGATACCTCCCAAATAGATAGTAACCTCCCGATGGAACCCACTCAGGGCTATCTACGATCACCTCAGGCTGAAGCTGTACCTTTTCATCAGCGTACCAGCCCATTTGATAGTTACGTCCGTAGTCATTGGGGATGCCAAGTCTTATATCAAACTTTGCATCCCTTGGTAGATGCTTCTTAGCATCATCAATTAATAGATCACGGGCTAGTACCCTATCATCCTTGAGGATAGGGATAGTCCTGCCCATCTCACCAGTGAAACGATTAAGCTCTGGCTTGATGCCAGCTCCATAAAGAGCCGCAGAGGCAATAAGGCTAAGAAGGAAGGATCGTCGACTAGCCTCAGGCTCACGCATTTCCTGGCATTCCCGTCAATGGGTTGGCTATAGCATTCACGGCTGCGGCCTCCCCAGTGCCGCCCCCAACAGGGGCTCCCTGCGACCCCTCGGCACCGGGCTCCGCCATGCCACCATTGGCGCCTCCGCCCCGCCCTGTCAATTGAGCCAGCGCAGTCGTCTCCTGCATCTCTGCAGCTATCTGTAGCTTTTCGTCCAAGTCCTTTTCCATATCATCTGGGTTCATGTTCAGATACTGCATGAGCTTCCGCAGATGCTTGTCGCCGCTATACTTCTTTATAAACGCCCTCATGAGGATGGGGTTCTGACCGACGACCTGCATAAGAGCGATGGATTTTTGAAAGTCCATCGCCTTTGCAAGCGTGGCTGATAGTCCACTGACGCGAAACTGCCCCTTGTCGGCAAACAAGGAATATCGCTCCTCAGGCGAGGCGCGCATAATCATCATAGCTACGCGGCGATCAAGGACGGTTGTCCACGCATGACTTGGGATGTCATCAGCATTCTGGAGGATCGTAAGCCATGCCTTGCGCAATGCGGAGCACATGAAGTCTTCAAGATCGCCGACGATACCATCTAGAGTTACGGCTTGGCTCTGTGTTACCTCGATAACCTCTGTTGCCAGCACACGCCGAGGGGGAAGCTGTCCCACCTTCATCTCGTTGGTAAGAACAGCTTGATTGTACTCTCGGTTCAGGGCCTCGTACATGAGCATAGCGTCACGGGGGACTTCGCCTGTTGTGACGTTTTCTAGGACCTTTGAATTATGCGGAAGGGTTTGCTTGACGATTAGGGTATCACCCTGCTTGATGCCGCCAGCGACCTGACTTGGGTTCTCTAGGTCTTCCATACGAAGCTGCTTGATACCCCAGACACTGGCCAAGCCGCCGTCGATCATGAGATTGAACAGCTCGTTTATGGCCTTGTTCAGGTCGGAGCCGTGATCGTAGAGAGCCTTGTGCCACACTGAGAGGGGCACCCGGATCAGGGGAGATACCACAAAGGGGCTCTCTTGATGCCAGAAGGGGTTAGGCTCAGGTGGGCGGATGAGCCACTTCTCATTGGCGACGGTACAGACGCAGTTGCGGTGAGCTACAGTGCCATTGTTGTTCAGGAGGGTTCCCCAGAACTCGTCGAGGACGACCTTCTTTCTGAAGGATGGCGGAGTTGTTTGAGGCTGGTTCCTATCCTGATCGCGGCGCTTCTCGTCCTCAGAACGCTGCATAGTGGTATCTATGAGCTTTCTTACAACGTCTATGTCATACATACCATCTTCAGCAGCTTCCATAACCTCATGGAAGTCCCTCTCCACTCGGTGTATCTCATAGAGATTGTTGCCTGTGGGATCAGGGTAGTAGTCCTCAAAGGGGATGATATCAGCCCTAAGGCGCCATACCTTGCTCTCTGTAAAGTCGATGGAGTTGTCGGTCTTTGTAGCGCGGCTTTCAGCCGTAAAGTTGGGCGTACGAAAAGGCATCATACCCCCGTGTATCTTCAGGATCATCAGACTCTCGAGGAGGCCCTGCTTTACAGCGTCGCTGATTACAAGATGAAAGCGATTGCTCCTGTTATTCCGCTCCCACAGATCGTTGAGGAAGCACTTTAGGACCTCTCTAATCTGTGCGCCATCTACGATAAGGCTAAGGGACCGATCGAGGTCGATAGAGAACCAGTCCCCAAAGGTGATCAGGCCCTTCTTGACGAAAGAGCACATCTGTTCTACAGATACAGGGACTTTTGGGATGAACTCAGTGCTTTGTCCATCCTGCTTATGGGACCAGTCCTGACGACCAAGGAACATCTCTCGGTTAAAACGGTTCTTGATAACGCGATCCTTCTTCGCATCATCAGCCTCGATGCGGAAACGGTTGACTGCCTGGATGACAGTCAGAGCGGCATCGTCCTGATCGCTGACGGGCTGGTCACTGCCAAGTTGGTTAGCGTTTACTGCCATAGGATGGACTCGGGAGAGATGTTCTACGTTGACGCTGATCCATATCATGCACACATCGGACATGGGTGCCGATAAGAGCCTCTACAGCAGTGAGCAGATAGCCACAGACGTAACAGAAGCGAGGTGTGCCAGGCCCTGTATACTGGTGATAATGTCGTCTTGGCGCTGCTCTAGGAGTATCACCCCCGTCTAGAGAAGGCGTATCCTGGAGTTGGGATGTGTACGCTGCGTCTGATGTGGTCAGAGGGCGGTCCAACTGGTTCCTCCATAGAGAGGAAGTAGCCTAGGGCGTCGCTTGTATGAGTGCGGCGAAAGTACGGATCGCGGCGGTTGCGACTCTTATATATGCCTCCGCGGCCATCCCGCAACACGTTATCGAGGTCAGTTATCAGTTCTGTGCAGGATGGATCAACTTGGAGCCGTATGCGACCAACTTCGTCCTTGCACAGTCGATTGACGGCATTGATCCTATCTGGAACCCTGGGGTTCTCTTCAGGCACTTTAAGTCTACATTGCACACGCAGGCTCCGCATTTCCTGCAAGATAATGAAATAGTCACTTCTTCCAGTTTGGCTAACTCGCCGGTTCGATGTAGCATCTCCATATATCCACACTTCTCCCTCATGCTTAGGATAGTGTTCGTAGAAGAGAGTACACATCTCAGGGATATTGGCATTGTCTATCACAAGCTCCTTATATACGCGGTAGATAGGCCCGTCGATTTGACAGACCAAGGAGACCATAGGCTCTACGTTGAAGTCCCAGCACCAGCAGATTGGTCTAAATCGACTAAGTTCTGGTTGAGCCTTGACATGCAGATGCTTATCGAAGCCCACATATGCTCGGCTGCCTCCCATTCCTGGAAGCCACTCACCTTCCAGACGTATACGGCGGGAGGTGGACCCCGCAGGATATATAGACTCCAGTCGCGCAATTTCCTCCCTAGCGATCGCTGGGTTGTCGTAGATGGAGGCCCCAAACACTCCTGCATGTGTAAGAGTGCCAGCTCTCCAAGGCTCGATGATCTTGCTGTAGACCCAAGAAGGTTGACTTTGTTTCCCCTCAGGTGGTAGAATTGTAGCTGTGCAGAAGAACGAGAGAGGGCGAGCACCAACACGTATGACGCATTCCTCGTAGATTTCATAAGGATGCTCCTCATCCATGTGGACCCAGTCTTTTTCAGCCCCCTGATACTTCTTACGACCACTATCGGCGCTTTTGAAGCCAATAATGGAGCCGTTCTTGAGTCTCAGGATTTGATCGTCATTGCGCCAGTCCTCTATCTCGTGCTGCGGGATGAAAGGTGGGTGAGGCTGTCCTGATGGGACGTATCCATTATCGAAATACTTGGGCTGAACAACGTCCCTAGAGGTGGGAAAGTCGAGGGAGGACACCCAACCAGAGGTGGCCCTATCCTTAACTTGTATATTACCGGGCTGGATTTTCGTAGACATCCTACCATAACGAGCAAAGTTTGCACCACAGTACGACCCTGCATCGGATTTTCCTGATCGGTTGGCAGCGATGAACCAGTTTTCTAGCTTTTCCGCCCTTAGGACAGAGCTGCAGAATGCCTTCTGCTTCTCATGAAGCTGAAAGGAGACGAGTGGATCGTCCTGACGACGCTCAGCAAGCGTCTTTGCGATAATCAGGAACTCTTCTTGTAGCGATCTTTCACTTGTCATCGACATAGAACACAGTGTTAAAGCCTCCAGGGGGGCGGTTCGTATGAGCTATCCGGACAGACATAGGCTTTCTTGGCCTAGGGAGCTCTTCCAGGGCTAGATTGCCTCGAATAAGGGCAGGTTGGCTGTTTAGAGATGATGTAGCAGATACATAGATGGATGTAAGGGCATCTATAGCAGAATTCTGGGCGACTATGTTGCCAGATATATTGAGGGTAATCCCAATGTCAACGTTGCCGTCCAGGCTGGCCGCATCTGATTGGAGAGAGCCATCAGCAGAGATTATGTTGTCAAGCTGAGAGGAGATGGCAGCATCTTGGGCTGTCAGATTACCTACAGTGGATACAATAGCAGATATTGAGCCATCAATCTGGGATGATTGAGCAGCAAGAGTTCCGTCAGTTGATATAAGGGCGGATACTGTAGCATCTATGGTAGCAGCTTGGGCTGATAGGGAACCCCCGACGGATAGAGCAGTTTGGATAGCTCCATCTATGCTTGAGGCCTGGGCCTCTAGGGAGCCATCTACACCTACTATGACATCTACAGCCCCGTCGATAGATGCAGATTGAGCCGCCAAGTCACCGCTGGCATCTATAGTGGTAGAGCCAGCCTTTATCTCGACGGCTACACCAAATGGGCTGCCGCTGTTAACCCCTATATTGGAGTCGTTGACATCTGTCCAAGCGACAGACGTGGATGTTGAGTTCTCCCTTATTTGGGTCTCTAGATCGCCATAGCCCTGACTTCTAGCCTGATCTATACATTCCAGCCAGCCAGAGCCAGGAGTAGCTAGTGTATCGTCTGTACCAGACTGCAGGATAGCCCTTGCAGCTAGGGTTATAGATGTAGCCGCAGGGGTAGAAGATAGTGTCATGGCACCTGTGGTGCCATTTAGGCTATTGCCGGATGCAGAACCTCCTATAGGGCTGGCGTTATCTGCTCCTTCGAGACACAATACCTGGATATTAATGCGACCTGGATCAGAACCAGAGTTTATGCCTGATCTAGCAACTGTTACAGTTCCAGCTGCACCTGAGGTAACAGGAGCTGTCCAGATTTCACACTCGGAGTTGTACCCTCCAGAGCCGTTGCCGTCGTGCTGAGCCTTTCGCTGAGTCCAGGTTAGGCCATTGCTATCACTGACAGACCATCCTGTGTTTAGGGCGCCACTGTCGTTCTCTCCCATGAAGACTACTGCTAGGAGAGAGTTATCCGCGGGGGTGAAAGATGGAGTGGTAGCGGATAGGGGATTGCCTGATGTGACTTCTTGGAGGAAGTCCACCAAAGCGTGCGTGTTTATGTCCTGGCCATCAGCTGGGTTAAAGGCGCCAACTATGCACACATGGCGACTAGAGTTGCCAGCTGTATACTGTAGAGTGCCAGTAGCTGCTGCTGCACCCTTCACAGCGTCAGCTATAGCGAGGAATGTATCAGCGCCAGTACCAGTGTTACTGTCTGCCCTCTCACGCCAGCGGCCGCTGACAGGTGCTGTGGCTCCCTGGTAAGCAGAGCCGTTTGTGTTGTCAGCTCCACAGGCAGCCATCACAAGGAGGCTGCCATACTTGGATGGGGTTAGGGTAGAGGTGGTTACAGTGGCGCTGTTGGAGCCTAGGGTATTGGCCGAGCCTGCTGCTAGAGGAGTAGTTTGATCTACTCCACGATAGGCCGAGATACGGCCAAGAGCTACGTCGCCAGCAGTTCTTGTGAAGGTCAGGTCAGGGGCAGATGATCCCCTAATGATATAGGCCATCAGGCCGGAGCCGATGGAGGTGCTAGTTGTAGTAGAGGTATTACCGCTGGATTGTTGAGAGCCAACTATTGCCCAGCCAGTCGGTAGGGTGAAGGCAGCATTAGAACGGTATGCAATGCACGCGACGAGGAGATCACCCTCCTGAACGCCTGAGGGTTCAGTTAGGGTGATATCACCGCTAGCGACGGCGGTAGGGCCACTAACGCCAACGAAAGATATAGGCATATCATGCCGGAGCTGTATAGGTGAGGGATGTCAGCTCGCAGTCCTGGCCGCTGGTGATAGAGGTGTTGGAGACTTCCACATCACCGCCGCCACCTACGCCAGTTACAGAGAAGAGGATGGCATCAGCATTAGCTCTGTCCCTGATACGGCCCTTGGCTGCTGTGCCAGTAGCACCAGCGGTAGCAGCGATGGGGGTTCCAGCAAGGGTTATCACGCCGGCTGCAGCAGCGCCGAATGCAGGGTTCTGAAGGGTGAACTCTACCAAGACGGCATCAGCAGCTGTTTGTATCTGTAGGTCAGCTGAAGCATCAGTAGCACCAGTGGTGTTCAGATAGTTGTCTACGGCATCGGCGAGAGTGGTCCGCAAAGCTGTTGCGTGGGTTACGGCCATTACTTGATCTCCACTTGGCCAGATACGTCAGATGGCTGAGATGCTATGTTGCGGCCGGAGTCTACTAGCACAGCTCGACCTTGATCTAGGAGCATCTTCACCACATGGGCGTTGTGTTCTGTTATGGTGTAGGTAAGGCCAGGGAGAAACACCCCAAGTTCATGTCCATCAACTGTGAGTATAGGCTCAGGGAGGGAGGTCTCCAGTATCTTTATACGACGTCGTTCCTGAGTGCTGTGTGTCATTTTTGTTGCATTTCCAATGGGTTAGGCCTCATAATGGCGGGATTGTGGCTTGTCAGCCACACCATCCATCTAAGGGGGAAGCTACCATGATCGGCCCGCAGACGCCAGCCGCAGCCGAAACCTTTGCGTTTAAGTATCAGCAGCCGGGGGAGGACTTTAGGGACGTATGCAATAGGGTTGCGGGGGCTATCTCGGATGGACCAGATCACTATAAGGACTTTAGGGAGGTTTTGCTGAATCAGTGGGGAGTGTTAGGTGGCCGAGGGATGGCCTCTCTGGGTACGACGAAGAGGGTTACAGCATTCAACTGTTATGTATCAGGGCCTATAGAGGATAGCTTAGAAGGAATTTTGGCGCGACATAGGGAGGGGGCCTTAACACTCAGGATGGGAGGAGGAATAGGGTATGATTTTTCAACTATACGTCCTCGAGGAGATAAAGTCCGTAGCCTGGATTCAAGTGCATCAGGGCCGGTCAGCTATATTGCGATGTATGATGCTATGGGCCAGACTATATCCTCGTCGGGTGAGCGCAGAGGTGCACAAATGGGTGTCTTACGCGTTGATCATCCAGACATCGAGGAGTTCGTTCATGCTAAGCAGAATAACAACAGGCTCAATTGCTTCAACCTCAGTGTGGCCGTCACTGATAAGTTCATGGAAGCAGTCGTGGAAGGGGGA